CTTCGCCGGCACCTCTATGCCGGAGCGGCGGCCCCGCAGGTCGGGGATATCTTCGTCGCTTGGGACTGGGCTTGGACCGCGAATAAGTACTCAGATTTCTCGGTCGGAGTTGCCGCGCGAGTTTACAAGGACGAGAACACCAGTCGGTACGGACTGTGCATCCTTCAGGTTCTGTACGGCCGCTGGAAGCCGTCCGAGCTGGCGCTCAACATCGTTTTGTTCAACAAGCGCTGGACGCCGAAGAAGACCCTGATTGAGAAGACCGTCAACGCGGAGTTTCTTGAAGAGAAGTTGAAGATGGAGGCGATGAAGTATGATACCCAGCTGGATATCTACTGGAAGCCACCGTCACTTCAAGCGGACGCAAAGCGAAACCGGATCAAGGGCCTCGAGATCCTCCTAAACGACGATCTGCTGTATTTCGTCACAGGACCCTGGATCGACGAGACCTTTCACCAGCTCACTATCTACACCGGTGAGAAAAAGAACCGCGGCCGGAAAGACGATATCCCGGACGCAATGTCTTACCTGCAGTTTTTCATGCCGGCTCTAGCGAGCTTCAAGGAGTCGGATGAGCTGCAGCAGATGATGGAAGACGAGCAGAGAGAAAGGCAGAAGCAACTTCTCCGGAACGAAATTTTCGGAACGTCTGCTTTTAACGGCGCCTACACTCAAATGAAGTATGCGGATCGAAACAGGTCCGAACAGCCGGCCCCAGTCGCGCAGCCGGAGACACCAGCAGACCCGAAAAGAGCCCTACTGAACCAGATATGGGGCGGAAACGGGCTTAGGTCGTGAGGTCATAACGTGGCGGACTCTAATCCAATATCCGAAGCAGCTCTGGGGTTGAGGGAGGCACAGCTTTACGTTGAGCCTACCTCGGAGATAACTGCGCAGGATATCCATGAAGACCCCGAAACCGGGAACATGGTGATGGATGAGACGGCCGCGGTTCGGATGGTTCTCGACGACGTAGTGCTTGCCGAGAATTTTCTGAACATCAACCAGTGGGCCAGTGGTTGGACCCTGGCGGACGTGCTTTATCAGTCCCCAACTGCCTCGTCCGCTTTCGATGGCGGCAACGTCGCGCAGGCCAACGTCCCGAAGTTCCTTGTCAGTAACCACATCAGTTCGATTGTTCCGAAACTGATGGGCGGAATCTTTTACGAAGATCCGCCGTTCTTGCTCAGGCCGGCGCCCGGAACCGATCAGAATGTTATTCGCGCCAAGACTGCGCTCTTCTCGTTCCAATTGTGGGACATGAAGTTTGAAGAAGAGGCAGAGCGTTGTCTTGACCAGATGGCCCTGTTGGGAACCGGAATGATGAAGTGGGGCTATCTCGAGCACGTCAAGAAGCAGAAAAAGTACACGCGTAAGGCCCCGCAGCTGCGCGTTCCGAATCCCGCCGGTGGTGTGGATCTGATTGATACGCCGGATTCCGACGAGGTGGTTGTCAGCTACATAGACAAACTGGTCTCTCGCCCCTGGATCAAGTATGTGGACATCCGTACGGTCCTTGTGGATCCTGGATGCCGCTATGGTGATATTCAGCGCGCGAAGTGGGCTATCTACCGCGATTATGTCACGTATGAAGATTTGAACCAGTTGCGTGGCGTTGAGGGATACACGATCCCGGACGAGGACGTCTTGAAGCACATCTTCATGACGAAGCCGACTTCCGGAGTCGACAACATTTCGATGACCCTCCCGGAGGGCATGCGCGGATACCTGCAGCACGCACTCCCGCGCAACATCAAGACCAGCGCTGACCCGATGCAGACTCCGCTCGAGTTGCTCGAGCACTGGACGAAGGATCGCGTTGTCGTCGTTTTGAGCTACAACGGGCATAACATTTTGATTCGCAACGAGGCAAACCCGTACGGTAAGCTCCCGTTCTTCTCCGCCAACTGGCGGAATATCCCGGATGCTTTCTACGGCCAGGGTCTTGGGATCCTGATCGGCAGTGAGCAACTCGTGGAGCAGGGAGTTACGAACCTCGCGCTCGACTTGCTGGCCTACGGCCTGCAGCCGACTGCGGTTCGTAAGAAGGGCTTCAATGCCCCGACACAGACGACCAGATGGAAACAGGGCGGCATTATCGACGTTGACGAGGATGTCGACAAGGCTTTCAAGTTCCTGACCATGCCGCCGGTTCCCGGCGAGGCCTGGACATTTATTCAACAGGCGCAGTCGAGTGCTGCGTCCACTTCCGGTGCTAATGAGCAGGTTATTCAAGGCGCCGGCGCCCCAGGCGTCCGAACCACCGGTATGCGTTCCGGAACGGGCGCGGCAGCTGTCGTACAGGCTAACGCGTCTCGTTTGGACGGCCCAGACGGCAGGTTCATCCGACAGATCTTCGTCCCCTGGCTCTATCAGATGGACGAATTGAACAACGATCTTTTGCCGACGTCGGTTCTCCGGGAGATCCTCGGTGAGCAGCTCGGCGAAGCTTTCAAGATGGACCACATCAAGTTCCGGGAAGCCAATGTTGAGTATGAGGTCTTGGCCGGCGCGCACCTCGGCGCCAAGAAGGAGATGGCCCAGGCTCTACCGATCCTCCTGCAGCTGATGAATAACCCGGTCTTCGTCAAGAACGTTAATGACGGATACATGACCTTCGACGGGCAGGCGATCTTCAAGGCGTTTACGGACGCCGCGGGATGGAAGTTCAGTCAGGACTTCTTACGCCCGATGACGCCGGAAGAGAAGCAGGCTTATCAGCAGAATTCCCCGGCCGCAATTCAGGCCCGGCAATTGGAAGCGCAGAAACAGATGGCCCTGCAGAAGTTTCAAGCTGAGCAGCAGCAGCAAGACTCGGAGCAGTTTGGTAAGGCTACGAACGAGGTCTTGCGCGCCGCGGTTCAGAAAGCGATCACCCCGGAGGAGATCCAGGGTGAGGCCGGCGGCACCGGCTTTGGCAGCACCACGGCCCTATAATCGAAAGGAACAACAATGCCTGAGAAGGATCTCAAGACAGCAAGCAATGAGACAGAAGGCAAGAAGCCAATCCTGCACGACGAGCTCGACCTCACAAAACGGACGATGCTGGCGAACTTAATCCTTCAGCCCGGCTGGCAAGTGGTGATCGAGTTGGCAGAAGCAGTTTGTAAAGAGGCGACCAACAAGGTAATCAAGTTGGACGTCGAGGCTCCGGATTATTCTAAGAAGTTGGCTGCCCTTCAGCAGATGGCGCAGTCGACTAATCGGTTTTGTGCACGTCTTTTCAGCTCGATTGACTTTCATGCCAACCTAGCGAAGTTCGAGCACGAACAGCAGGATGATGCAGCACAGAAGGCCGCCCTCCTGGCGGAAATCTCAGAGCAACGTCAATAAAATTGGGAGAATACAATGTCACTCACGAAAGATGAAATTTTCAGCTGGTCCGCAGAGGAACTGAAGAAAGAACTGGCGAAGGGCAAAGAACGCCGGGCGGAGATCGAATCGGTTGTGAACGCCCCGGATGAAGAGCAGGCGCCCGAGCCGGTTGTGGAGCAGGTTCTTTCCGGAGTTGTGGAATCGACACCGGAAGAGCTAGCTAAGGCGGAAGCGGATCGCGTTGCGGCTGAAGAGGCCGCGAGGCAGCAGGCTGCCGGTCAGGCCGCGAAAGCGGAATCCGAGCGGGAGCGTGAACAGCTATTGAAGGCCGCGGGGATCACGATTGAGCGAGACGCCGCGGGTAACGTTGTTTGGATCACCCAGCGCTATCAGGCGAAGGACGAAGCCGGAAACCCAATCGGAAGTCCGACCAGTTTCAAAGTTCGAACCTGGGAAGAGTTGGCTGTCAAGCAGCAGCAAGCACACGAAAATGCCGTTCGGTATGCCGAGCGAGTCAAGAATCGAAAGCCAGCGCCCAAGAAAGTTGAGCCGGTTGTGAAGACGCTCAGCCCCGAGGAACTGGCACAGGCGCATGAGGAGTCCCGCGGGAAGGATCCCGTGAAGGCGGCCGAGGCCCTGAAGAAGATCACCGGTGTGGATCAACTTGAGCAAGATCGCAAGCGGACTTTGGAAGCTGAAGCGGACGCTCGAGCGGCGCAAGTATCCTACAACTGGATGAGGAAGCACATTCACGAGTTTAACCCGTGCGAAGCCAATGCGAATGCCGTCGTGAAGTACATTGCAGACAATAATCTGCAGTTTACCGAAGAGGCGCTCGACGAGGCTTTCCGGGAACTGGAATCTCAATTGGCACCTCCCGAGGTGCAGAGACCTATCGCGCAAGCTCCGGCCAATCCTACACCGGCTCCCGCGCCCCCGGCAGTGGTACCTGCCGTAGTACCGCCCGCTGCACCAGCGCCTACAGCTGTTGCGGCAGCGCCGGTCGCACCACCCGCTGCTCCAATTCCAACACCCGTAGCGGTGGTTCCCCGACCGGGAGTGAACTCTGGCATTCAGCCGGGTCAAGGCTCAGGCCAACGACCCGTGGCACAGAAGGGGACACTCACCAAAGCGATCATCAATGGCTGGACTGGCGAACAAATGAAAGCCGAAATGCGAAAACCAGGACGGCGAGCAGAAATTGAGCGTGTCATGAACAGCTAAAGAGATCGCGCAAAACAAGAGTAGAGGTTTCCCATGACTGGTCCTTCTCCGTCAGCAGCAAACGTAGCAAACACCCTCACGGCTCAGGCGATTTT